TTATTCAACTCGGATCCCGGCTGTGATTCTGGCAGTCAATAACAACGCTATGTCAATCAGCGACCGGAGCGGCGGCATATCGCGGCGGCGGGTGATATTCAATTTCTCGCAGGTTGTGCCTGAGAATGAGCGTGATCCGATGCTGTCCGAAAAGATAGAGGCTGAATTACCGGTGATAATCCGCCATTTGCTGACTCGATTTGCGGATCAGTCAGAGGCTAAGCGCCTTTTGTTCGAGCAGCAGAAATCAGAAGAGGCATTAGCCATAAAGCGTGAAGGCGATTCGCTGGTGGACTTCTGCGGTTATCTGATGGCGTCTGTACAGTGCGACGGTATGTTTATCGGTAATGCCAGCATCATTCCGTTCAGCCCGCGCAAGTATCTGTATCACGCCTATCTCGCCTATATGCAGAGTAACGGGCTTAACAGGCCGGTATCACTTACCCGGTTCGGTACGGATATGGCTGGCGCTATGGCGGAGTATGGGAAGGAATACATCAGAAAGAAAAGTACCAAGGGAAATATGCGCTCAAACATCCGGCTGGCTGAGGATGCTGAGGAGTGGCTACCTGCCGCAACAGGGGGGACAGAATAAAATTTATTAAATAAGTCTCCACCTGTATCCACTCATTAAATTATGTGTTTAAAAACATATGGTTAATGGGTGGATACTTTAGTTTTAACTCTCCACCTACTCTCCACCTCTCCACTCATTAACCAAGAAGGTGGTGAGTTGGGGTGGTGACTTGAGGAGACTTGAAAATATACTAACCACCCATTAATACTATGATTTAAATGAAGAATATGTCTTGGGTGGAGAGGTGGACACTTAAAAGCATAATTTATTTTTTATCTGATTTATTGAGGAAATTTTGATGCAAAGACTTATGCAAATTAAGGAAAAATTGGAAGTGATTGAGGCTGCACTTGCAGAACAATATCCCCGCTTTCATCCAGACCCAGCTATCACCGATTTAGTTACTGAGCTGAAAGACCACGTTCAGGAGGAACGAAAGAAAATCCAAAGGCAGCATTCGCGAGGCGAGTTATCAGAGTTTGAACGTTGTTTTATTGCGCATGCTATAAATGATGTTTATCAAAGTTCTATTGATAAAATCAGGCGGGGTTCAAAGCCAAGTGATCATATGAACTTTCATATCTTTGATAGTTCATCAACCTTGACTTACTGGTTATCTCGGATAAAAGACCATGAAGAAAAGCAGAATTAACATGCCATCACATCTGGCCGGGGAAACCCGGTTTTTTTGTGCCTGTAGAATTATGATTAGAAAAATTGCTCTTTACGATAAAAATAATTGATCGTATGATTCTTGCACCAACACTGGATAAATATCAGGGGTAAGAATGCCGACGAAAAAGAAAGGTCAGGCCGTGCATATCGACGCTGACACGATGAACAAGATTGAGGCTTATCAGGACTGGTGCCGTAAAAACCGACCTGAAATGCCGGTACCGACTAAAGGGCAAATTGTCCGTAACAGCGTGCATTACTGGTACAACGCTTCGCTGGGGGCATGGCTATGAAAAGCTGGTTCTCCATCAAGGCTAAAGCGGCTGGCGCTGCTGAAATCAAGATTTACGACGAAATCGGCATGTGGGGCATTACCGCCCGTCAGTTCTCCGACGAGCTGGCCGCGCTGGGACAGGTAAAGCAAATCAGCCTGTTTATTCATTCCCCGGGCGGTGACGTGTTCGACGGGATCGCTATTTACAACCTTCTGAAAAAACACCCCGCCAATCTGACCGTGCATATCGATGGCCTGGCTGCGTCTATGGCTTCTGTAATCGCGATGGCCGGCGATAAAGTAGTGATGCCTGAAAATGCCATGCTCATGATTCACAAGCCCTGGGGCATCTCTGGCGGGAATGCTAAAGAGATGCGCGACTACGCCGACCTGCTGGATAAGGTTGAGGCCGTGCTAATTCCTGCCTATGCCAATAAAACGGGCAAATCTGTCGACGAGCTGGCGCAGATGCTCGAGGGGGAGACCTGGCTCAATGGTCGTGAATGTGTTGAGCAGGGGTTTGCCGATGAACTGGAGCCAGCGGTAAACGTCATGGCTCGTCTGGAATCAAAAAGAATTGAGGAATTCGAAGCTATGCCAAATGCACTGAAAAACATGATCACCGGCCCTCAGGGTTCAGTAACCACACCTGCAGCGCCAGAGCAGCAACGTATCAACGGCATTAAAGACCTGTTTGCCATGTTTGGCGGCCGTCATCAGGAATTGCAGTCAACCTGCGTTGAAGACGCCTCTTGTACCGTTGAACAGGCTAAGGATAAGTTGCTGGCGCTGATGGGCAAAGATGCAACCCCGTCCAATAAAACCGGCAGCAATGCGCACATCTACGCAGGCAACGGCAACATCACCGGCGACGGCATCCGTCAGGGGCTTTATGCACGGCTCGGACATGACCAGGCAGAGCGCGGCAATCCGTACACCATGATGTCGCTCTTTGACATGGCGAAAGCCTCTCTGACTGACCGCGGGATCAGCGTCGCGGGGTTCGGCAACCGCATGCAGATTGTAAACCTTGCGTTCACCCATACCACCAGCGACTTTTCTTCCATCCTTGCCGGTGGTGCAGAGAAGTCTGTCTTGATGGGCTGGCAGGACAGCGGCGAAACCTTCCAGAGCTGGACGAAGACAGGTTCACTCTCCAACTTTCATGAGTCTAAGCGCGTTGGTCTGAACGGGTTCACGTCGCTGGACAAGGTGCCGGAGGGTGCCGAGTACAAGTATGTGACCACCAGCGACCACGGTGTGCCAATCGCGCTGGCCACCTACGGCAATATCTTCTCCATCACGCGCCAGGCCATTATCAATGATGATCTGTCACAGCTGACGACCATCCCGCAGTTGATGGGCCGCGCCGCGTCACGCACAGTCGGCAACCTGGTCTATGCAGTGCTGACCGATAACCCTAAATACACCGACAGTAAGGCGCTGTTCCACGCTGACCACCACAACCTGATTGCTAAGGGCATGGACATGGACGGCCTGACAGAGGCACGTAAGGCTATGCGCCTGCAGGAAGATGCAGACGGCAACCCGCTGAACGTGACCCCGGCTTACATCATTGTCCCTGCCGCGCTGGAAGGTTCAGCCATGCGGACTGTGCAATCAACATCCTCACCGTTCCAGATCGGCACACAGACCGTGGGCAGCGATACCAATCCGGTATTCAATCAGAACGCCGGGGTAGCCAACACAGTGCAGAATATGGGGCAGGTCATTGTTGAGCCACGTCTGGATAAGAAGAACGCGCAGCAATGGTATGTGGCATCAGCCAAGGGCAGCGACACCATCGAGGTGGCTTATCTGGATGGCATGGATACGCCTTACCTCGAAGAGCAACAGGGCTTCACGGTTGATGGCGTTGCATGGAAGGTGCGCATCGATGCAGGCGTTGCCGCGCTGGATTATCGCGGGCTGGTGAAATCGACCGGTCAAGCGTGATTTAGTTGCAAATGAAATGATTCAAAATGAAAGGTACTCCCGGCGGGAGTGCCTGCCACGGGGCGGCGGACTCGCGGAAAACGGCTAGTTTTCGTATTTCGATCGTCATCATCATCATCAACTGGTGAGTTTGAATAAGAGGATATATATCAATGAGATTGCGAGTATTGAGTGAAAATGAGGTTGCACTCGAGGTGATGAACGGCGTCCCTGTATGCAGCATCAGCGAAATTTCCCGCTTTCTGGAAATTGACCGGGCTACTGTAGCGAAAGTTATTAAGAAACATAACATTAAGCCTGCCAAGCTGAGGAAAACCCACCCGATTTATCCACTGCCAGTTGTCGCAAGAAGGGTAATTAATAGCAGATTCTGGTGAATTTTCTCGAGTCAGCATATTCAGCAGATTGTTGTTACTGATTCTTATCAGTTTATTGCTTTTATACCTGCTGAAAGACCTGTCAGAGGTGACTAATGCTAAACAGGAAAAAGATAGAGGCAGCATTAATGGCGCTCGCCAGCAAAGAAGGACTTGTGCTTCACGGCCAAGA